TGTTTATGACAATGCGACAGAAACTTTCACAGCACGTTACACACATGAAACAATTGCACTTGGTTTTGCAATCACTGAAGAAGCTGTTGAAGATAATCTTTATGACAGAATCTCAGCAAGATATACAAGAGCACTTGCACGTTCCATGGCAAACACAAAACAGGTGAAAGCTGCAAACATTTTAAATAATGGTTTTGACAACAACTTCCCTGGTGGTGACGGTGTTGCTCTTCTTTCTGACGCACACCCGCTTGTAGCAGGTACATTGAGAAATGAACTTGCTGTGGCTGCTGATCTTAATGAAGCATCATTAGAGCAATCTTTAATTGATATTGCTGCATTTGTAGACGAGAGAGGTTTATTAATCTCTACTCAAGGAAGAAAACTTATTGTTCCTTCTGAGCTACAATTCGTTGCTGACAGATTAACCGAGTCTGCTTTCAGAGTTGGTACTGCTGACAACGATATAAATGCATCAAGAAACATGGGTATGATTCCTGAGGGATACACAGTAAACAACTACTTAACTGACCCAGATGCATTCTTCCTAAAAACCGACATTCCTAACGGATTCAAATTATTCCAAAGAAGTCCAATTAGAACTTCAATGGAAGGTGATTTCGACACAGGAAATGTAAGATACAAAGCTAGAGAGAGATATTCATTTGGATTCTCAGATCCTAGATGTGTATTCGGTTCACCAGGTGCTGCATAAGCATTAAATACATAAGAATCAAAAGGGGGCTTTAAGGCCCCCTTTTTTTATGGTACTTTAAAACTTTATTAACCCTATGACCCTTCGGGGACTATTAACAAAAGGAGATAGACATGGGAACAACTACATTTTCTGGACCAGTAAAGGCCGGAACAATTAAAGACACAACAGGAACTACTCTTGGCTCAGATGTCAAGAACGTAGGTTTTGTTGTAATGGCACAATCAGCAATTGTTGATATTATTGGTGCTTCTCACTTAAACCAAGTGATAGCAACAATTCCTGCAAACTCACAAATCACCGATGTGGTATTGAATGTAACGACAGTAAATAATGACTCTGGTGCTGCAACTGTTTCAGTAGGAACAATAGCTGATGCCAATGCTTTTATTGATGCTGCGAATGTTAAAGCATTAGGTACTACTTATGGTACTCTTGACACAGAAGCTACCGATATTGGCACAACAGATATTCAAGTAGTAGCTGATTTTACAGGTGCTAGTGGTGACGCAACAACAGGTGCTGCAACAGTGACTGTGAAATATTTACAAAATAATTCAATAGCACTTGCTGGCGATGTACCTGCGTAAGGAGTAAACTATGATAGGTACAAGTTCGGCAAAAGTTACTGCAACAGGTAATGTGACTACAAGACCAGCAAGGCTTATTGCTATTCATGCAGTTTGCGCAGGATCTGCAGGAAGTATAGTTCTTAAAGATTCTGCCACTGGAAGTACCTTATTCGATATTGATACTCCAGGCAGTGCTACCGCAGTAATTGAAACTTACATTGGTGATGAGGGTATGAGATTTTCAACACAAATTCACGCTACTCTTACTAATGTAACATCATTGACTTGTTTTTTTGCATAATGAGAAAACGAGACAAACAACCCCCAAAAACTAAAAAATATTTCCGCTCCACTAAATCTGGGGCGGGAATGACTAAGGCAGGTGTTGCTAAATATAGAAGAGACAACCCTGGTTCTAAATTAAAAACTGCTGTTACAGGTAAAGTAAAACCTGGTTCTAAGTCAGCAAAAAGAAGAAAATCGTTTTGTGCTAGAAGTGCAGGACAAATGAAAAAGTTTCCGAAGGCAGCAAAAGACCCTAATTCAAGATTACGACAAGCAAGAAAGAGATGGAGATGTTAAAAGGATACTTCTATCTTTTCTGTGCATTCTTATCTTTGATATTTATGTACTTATCAATTTCAAACTCCTTTGCTGAGACCAATACCGTGTCGAGTACGGTAGTAAATAATACGCCACCAACAGCAAATGCACCTGTAATTCCAAACTCTAATTCAGATATATGTAAAGTTGGTGTGGGTGGAAGTGTTCAAAATAATGTATTGGGTTTAGCTACAGGCGTTTTGGTCGATGACGAGCTGTGTCAGCTTCTTAAGCTTTCTCGCTCTCAGTACGCATTTGGCATGAAAGTGTCGGCGGTGGCCCTTTTGTGTCAGGACCCTCGTGTCTGGACGAGCATGATGGATGCGGGGACCCCGTGCCCTGTATCAGGTTTGATCGGGGCGGAAGCCGCTGCATATTGGGAAGCTAATCCGGATAAGATTCCAGATGGCAGTAGATATAAAACTGAATATGTACAGGCTGCAAAACCTGTTAAAGGAGAATTAAGTGATGCAGGGTATATTGCCTTGTATAAGACTTTATTTCTTATTACCACTGGTCTTTTATTGTTTTAATGTATGAAAAAAGAAGACATATTTATTTGGGCTATAATACTTTCTATATTAATACTTCCCTTTTCTTTAAAAGCTAACACTTGTCTACCTGATGTAGAAGGTCTTTGTATTCCTGGAGTTACAATCACAGAAGAATCTGTCGTTGTTAAAACAGAAGAAGATAAAGGTACAGAAATAATTTTTACTGAAACTACCACCAAAACAACAACCACTACTACTATTACGAATGAAGATTCAGGAGACATTCTTGACGGTGATAATGGATATGTAGCTATAAACAAAGAAGGTGATATGGATTATGACTGGTCGGGTCAAGGTCCTGCAAGTATGCCTAGTGGTAATTCTTGTTATGGGTTAGGTGCAGATAAATGTGCTCAAATTACAGGAGGAGGTAACTCAACGTCTACGATGGGTGTTGATGGTATGGGTACAACATTTTTTAACACTATTGACATATCAGATTTACAAATAGATAACGGTGGAGAAATCAAATACTCAATTGAAGTAGATAAACAAGATGCTCAAGATAGAATATACATGCACGTTTCAGGATTTAATGGAACTACTTCAGTCTTTTCAGGTACTGACGTCTTGTCTGAATCTGGAGTATCAACAGGCTACCAATCTTATAATGGCTCTTTCAATTTCAGTGGCATATTAGATAAAATAATTGTTGAAGTTGGTGGAAGAGACATCAATCTTGCTATTGGTCCTTTATTTGATGATGTTAGCATCAATGTTTTCTATAATGTAATTAATACTATTGTTACTCAACACATTACAACTTTAGAAGAAATATATTATTTAGATATCTTTAATCCTGTTGAATTAGACTTTGTTGAAGAAGTGTTTGAATATAATGATATTAGTATGGAAGAAGGAGAGATATCATTCACTCCTGTAGAACCTGAGGTAGAAGAGGTAACACTTGCAAGTGTTGAATTAGAAATAGCTGAAATTGAAATTAATTTACCAGAGCCAGAACCTGAAATTGTTGAAGTTAAAACAGAGATAGAGATGGAGATTGAAATGGAAATGGAAGAAATTGTAGTTGTAGAGGCTGAACCTGAAGAAGAGACTATCGAAGAATCTCAAGAAGAACCACAGGAATCAGAACAAAAAGAACTGCAACCAAAAGAAAAAGAAAAAGATCCAGAAGAAAAGCCAAAAGAAGAGAAATCATCTAAACCTAAAGTAACAAAAAAAGAAAAAGCTGCTACCAAAATCGTAAAAAAAATAGATGATAAAGCTAGATATGATGATGATGCTCAAATGAAAACATTAATTGTGATGCAGATACTTGGCAATACAAAAACCTTTTTTGATAGTCAAGCATACATACAAGATACAAACGTTACTGAGTATTTGAACAAGACAATAGATGATCCGTATGGTATACTCTTCAATAAGGCTCAAAATGAAACAATGAATGATATGGTGAACTCACAATGGCAGAAGTCTCAATAGGCGGAATTTCCTTCAAAGGAGGAAAAATGATGGCAATTATCCTTGCACTTAGTAGTGCCGTGGGTGCTTTGTATGGTGGATTTGAAATGTATAAACGTTTTCAAGATATGTCCGCAGCTATAGAGGCCTATCAGGAGCCGGATTTAAGCGGATTTGATAAGAAGATTGCACTTGTGGAGAGCAATACAAACGCACAAATGGAGATTGTTTTACAAAAGGTTGAGGGTTTAAAAAGTGAGCTTAATATAGTTTTAGAGGAAATTGGCCTAATATCCCAAGTTAGTAGGGAACTTAAGGACGACCTTAAAACGAATCTTCGCAACGTTGAAAATGACGTGCGTCACATCACCGAAATTGTGAATGACGTCGAAGACAGACAAAAAGAAGACACTAGAGAGATATTTAATGAGCTCAAATTGATAGAAGAAAACCTTGACTTACAAATTAATAAGGCTTTAAATAACCCTTTAAGTAACATGAGTGCTAAAACAAAATGATTAAATTAGATATAAAAACCATATTACCTTATCTTGTCCTAATTGGCACAATGTTGATCACATGGGGTATGTGGTCTGAACGTTTAAATGCAGTTGAACAAAAAGCAGATAGTGTTGCAGAAATGCAACAAGATATTGCTGTCATAAAAATACAGATTCAAGCGATTGATGAAAAAATGGCTTGGATGGAAGAATTTCTAATTAAGAATTACAGTGAATTTTAATGGCTATTAGTAGATCACAAATGGCCAAACAAGTAATGAAACCAGGAGGTAAAAAAAATGGGAAAACTCTGCGCAAGAGGAAAAGCCGCCGCAAAACGTAAATTTAAAGTGTATCCTAGCGCATATGCAAATATGTATGCTAGTGCAGTTTGTAGTGGAAAAGTAACACCTGGTGGCAAAAAGAAAGCTAAGAAAAAAGCTATGGGTGGTACAATTTCACAACAAAGAAAATCCGTATCTGCTAATCGTATGGCTGAGGGCGGATCAATCGTTGCTGCAGGATGTGGCATGGTTGAAAATTCAAAAAGAAAAAAAACCAAACTTTATGTCTAAGGAGGTAAATCATGGGAAAATTATGGAATAAGTGGAATGGCTTAAACAAAAAAGGCAAAGCGATAGCTGCTGTTTTTGCGTTAGTTGTTCTTTGGGCCATTTATAATCAAATCTGGTAATGGCTAAAAAAGGTTTACGTGCTTGGGTGAAAGAAAAATGGGTGGACATTGGTGCACCTAAAAAAGATGGTAAGTACCAACCCTGCGGTAGGTCTAAAGGTTCAAAAAGAAAATATCCAAAATGTGTTCCGCTTGCAAAAGCAAGAGGTATGAGCACATCTCAAAAAGCGTCAGCAGTACGAAGAAAACGTGCTGCTGGCAATCCAGGCGGTAAGCCAACGAATGTAAAAACTTTTGTCTCGAAAAAAACAAGCAGAAAAAATAAAAGATGATGTAATTGATTGGTCTAAGAATGTCTTAGAACCAATGAATAAACATCTAGGCTTTCCAGCATGTCCTTTTGCTGCGAAGTGGAGAAAAGATGGTAAGCTAAGAATAGAGGTTAGATCTGACAAAACCAAATATGAAAAGCACCTCACCAATGTATTAAAAGATTGGAATAAAAAGAAACACGACATTATTATCTTTTGTGATCCTTTTTGGGATCAATATACACCTGAACAATTTCAAGATAAGATAGATTTTTATAATAAAACCTATAATAAACGAGATGTATATTTTATGGGTTTTCATCCAAGTAATCCTGCTTCTGTTGAAGAACAAGAATTTTTAGTTGAACCTACTGATAATTTTGAATATCACACAGATCTTGCTTATTCTATGATGTTGGTACAGAAGTTTAAACAGTTGTATGAAGCAAGTTGCAAACTACATAAGATAGGTTATTATGAGAAATGGCCAGCCGAGTATTACGAGGAAGTCGTAAAAACAAGGCAAGACGAATATGAACGTATATTTAAAAAGGAGCGGACATCATGATGAAGAAAAAGAATGTTGTTAAAATGAGAGGTGGCGGCGGAGCAAAAAAGAAGAACGTTGTCAAGAAACGTGGCGGTGGCATGATACAAAAAATGCGTGGCGGCGGTTCTGCAGGCGCAAACCCTCATAAAGCAAGAAGAGGTATGTAATGGCTACCTCGGGTACTACTACTTTTAATCTTAGTTTTGATAGAATTATTGATCGTGCTTATGCACGATGTGGTAAGTCTTTAAG